TAGCCTGCGCGTCAGACATCTTAGCGTTGGATAACCCACGCAGTTCGTCCAGCATTTTGACTTGGCCTTCAAGAGAGGGTATGCCATAGCTTTCTCCCGGCATGAGAGAGGATGCACCCTGCGGAGAGGCTTCTGTAGCAGCAGGGGCCGCTTGGCTATTTGTCTTTATGGTCTGCTCTTCAGGTGGCGTATACCCAGCTTTTTTCGCTTCTGGAGTAGGCTCCGCACGAGGTGTTACAGATGCGCCCGTAGTAGGTTCCTGTTTACCAACCTGTTTGCCTTCCTGTTTTAGAGAGCCTAGCCCTGCACTAGGAAAGACTTTCGCCATCTGTTGCTCAGTAACGCCTAGCCTTGTTTTATCAGAGGAGGCTCCATTTTTTGGCGGGGCAGTAACTCCTTTTGTTTCCTCTTGCGGTGCCGCTTTGCCTCCCATCCATGAGGGCATGTACTCTTTCCAGTCCTCAGCATACTGTTTTTGGAATTGTGGGTTAGCGAGTGAGTCAATCATATCCCAAGCGCCCAGTGCTACGCCCACTGGCCCAAGCACTTTGCCTACTGGCCCAAGCACTTCGCCTACTGGCCCAAGCCCTTTGCCGAACTTACCTGCGGCCCTACCCACTTTACCTAGTTTAGTTGCTAGGCTTTCTGCTTCAGGCACTGCGAGTTTTTCTGCCTGTGGTATCTCCCTGCTAAGAAACTCTCGTGCTTCTTTGCTAAGTTTGCTGGTGTCCATACCACGGGGGGCTTTTGCCGGAGGCGGCTCTTTAGGTAGTTCATACCCAACGCTTTTGTCTAAATTCTGCCATTTGAGGCGGCGGTTCAACCGCTCCATTTCTGTAGCAGAGTCTGCTTCAGATAGCCCTTGAATTGACTTGGGCGTGGCCCGCCCTTGTGTTGGCTCCGGTTGGTCAGAGACCATACCCGCCCGCTGTTGATATGCAGAAGGACTAGAGCGCTCTCCTCGTAATCCTCTCCGCGCTGCCTCTTCTTCTAGCCGCGCTCTGGTCGCCGTGTCTTGCTCCCGCAATAACTCCTGCATCAGCTTTTCATCTTCTCGGCTGAGTATATCCCCAGATTCGTAGTAGCCCGGAGCATCAGGTATCATTTTTGATAGCGCCTGTAAGGAGCCACCTGTGGGGAATCCACGCACTGCGCCACCTTGAGCAAAGTGCTCTTGGATAGCCTCAAGAACATCAGGGGGGATTACACCGCCTTGAGCAAAAGACACTAGACCACCACCTGCCATACCCATTTCAGGTTCAGGTTGTGGCTGCGCCGGAGGAAGCTGTCCCTGCATAGCAGGGAGCTGGCCCATAATACCTTGCTGTTGAGCAAGGTGCTGCATCACTGTGCCTTGGGGTGCGGGGGTTTGTGCCTGCGGTGCTTGTTGCAGCGCAGCGGCGGCGGCGAGTCCTTTCGGCCCTATAGGTTGTCCTTGAGCAGCGGCGGCTACAGCTTGCTTAGCCGCATTAGGATTGGCACTGTATACCTTGAAAGCAGAAGTTAGCTGGTCAACAATTCCTTGGCTCATACTTTGCCCCCTTTAGCTTTACCTGCACCCCAATAGCTAGGCACCTGAGTATATTGCCCCGTCGTAGCTGATCCCGGCATACCTGTTATCATGGTTACTCCCGGACTCGCTGCTTGCGTTGCGCCACCCCAATAATTTTTAGCGCTCTGCTGTCTGGTGTTGTAGTAGTCTTGGCCCAGACCTTGTAGCGTTTGCCCTGCGGCACCCCAGCCCTGAGCACCTGCCATTAGCTGATCCTGCCCCGTGTTAAACTGACCCATACCTTGCGTGTAAGCGTTCTGCAAGCCTTCTTGGGCTATTTTGTTTAGCAGGAAATTCTGGTTGCGCTGGCCTTCCGTTTCCATCAATGCACCGCGAGAGCCACCAAACGCACCCAGGCCGACCTGATTTGAACGGAGCAGATTCTGCTGTTGAGCAAAGTCCCTATTAGCCTGCTGCTTCTGCTCGTCAATGACATTCTTTATGTAGGGACTCATGTATTGCTCAGACACGCCCGGATCAGTCCACGACTTTCTTTTTTCTATTTCCTCAATAGCCCTAAGAAAGTAAGGGTTCGTAGACATCATTGTTTTAGGGTCGTAGAATGGCACTACGCCTACATCTGCTTCCGCACGGGTATAGGGGGATGCAGCAGCTCTTTTGGCCTCCGCTTTGTCGTATGCAGCGAGATTCTTTAGCTGCATAGGTGTTAATTTCTTGCCTTCCTCTTGCCTAGTCCTGAGAAAATCAGCGCGGTCAGCGGTAATGCCTTTGCCTTTTTTGTAGCCACGTAGGGACATGATGCCGCCTTCAGCCGCCTTTTTCGGCGCTTCTTCCTTTGGCGCTTCTTTGGTAGCAGGTGGGTTGGCAGTGCCTAGCTGGGATTTATATGCTGCCAAATCTGCATCGGGGGCTAACCCCGCCCACTGCCTAGTGTATTCAGGATTGCCACCGTACATGCCTTCGTATAAACGAGCATCTTGAGCGCCACGGCGCAAGGTGACAGAACCGGGAGCAAACTGCTGCCCGTACAATAGTTGTTTAGCGTAGTCCGAAAGGTCGGTTATTTGGGTGGATGAAGTTTGGGCGAGTTGTCCGGGAGCTGAGGCCATAATGTTACCTTCTAAATTTTTACAATATGATTTGGATATTGGTGGATTTTTTCCGGGCACCTAGCCTAGCCCACAAGCGCAACATCGAGTCACGAACCGCCCCTTCCATACATGTAGCCCCCTTGCTCACTAAGATAGAAGCGAACTGAGAAAACACCTCTGGATTGGACACAAACTTACCGCCGAAATTAGTCACAAAAGCTACGCGATGGTCAGTTCTATTATAATAAGCCACGGTAGCTACTCCACGCACTGTGTTGCTCTCATCCACTGCAACAACTAAAGCCCAAGAACCCTGCACCAGCCGCGCTTTCACTTCGTCTAAAGTAAACTCTCCATCAGCATACTCAACAGAGGTGGTGATAAACTTCTCTACATCAGGCCACGCTCTATTTACAAACTCTATGGGTACTTCTTGGACGCTATAGGCCACTAGACTTTACCGAAAAACTCATCAAGAAACTTAGCGCCCGCCTTAGTTGAGCCATTACCAAGAGCGCTTACTACGTCGGCAGGGATAATAAACTGCCCATTCTCAAGATTAACTGAGCCGCCATGTGCTAGTTTTTGGTTCATAAGATTGCCTCCTAGCTCTTGGGCTTTTTGCCCTTCCTGCTGTTGCTGTCTGGTTGCGTTACGATTTGCCGCATTTACCGAAGCACGCTGCTGCTGGGCCTGAATACCTTTGACGCCTTGGTCTACTACTTGCCCTGTCGCCGTTTGCCCTAAGAAGTTTCCTACAGCCCCTAGTCCCCCCTGCGCCGCTGAAGGCAGTGCAGCAGTTGACATACCTCCTCCTGCTGTTGGTGCTGTAACACCCGCAGAAGTAACACCCACGCCCGGACTAGCGGGAACCGCTCCCTGTAAGCCAGCCAGCCCCATTTTACCGGCTGCGCCTGCGCCCACCCCAGAAGCTAAAGACGTTGGAGCCGTTGCTCCCGCCCCCGCCGCAGCTAGATTAGCTAGAGCCGTCGTTGACGCCGCAGGAGCAAGTGCCGTACCTGCTAGTGCAGAACCTGCACTGCCCGCCATAGTAGCCCCAGCCATAGTGCCCAAACCACCAGCGCCAGCCCCTGCACCGAGAGCGGTGCCCGCTGCTCCACCTAAAACGCCGCCAAGAGAAGCTGCCGCTGCCCCGGCGACATTGCCTATAGTAGTGCCGATAGTGATAAGGGCGGCGAAGCTCATAACTTATCCTCAATTTGTAGACTGTTGTATTCAGTCATAGTATCACAAACCAAAAAATTTTCTATCTTTTCCAGCACTTGCTCTTGACAAGCATGGACTGTTAGCCACTCTACGTCGGTTATTGCGTATACTGCTCGCTGCGTTCCGGGTTTAGTTACAAACACCGCAGGGGCTATTACCTCTGCCTTATTACCTAGCTCATCTACAACAATGCAGTGGCCTTTAAGCGCGACCGTTATATGCTCTGATTTATGCACCTTAGTTACAACCGTCGCCCCCGCAGGGACATAGATTCTTCTGCCATATAAGCCGGGCGTATGGTAGTGATCCAACGGGGCTTCAATCTGGGTAAGCTCGCCAGAGTCTATCGCATTGTGCATGCTGGCTTTCAGCTCAGCGAGGTGCGCCCCTTTTGCTACAGCGTTCATTAGGCTTTAACTCCGGTCATAGCATGGATGAAGGCTTTTTTAGCAGCGTCCTGAATAATCTGCTTGCCCTTATGCGAATGCGCGGCACTTCGTACTGCTGTGAGCATACGGTCTAACTTAGCTTCCATAGATTCCGCTATTTTCTTAGGCACAACATACTCGCCATCAGCGACTCGTACATCTTCCTGTCCTGAGATATTAGCGGGAATATCGTCGCTCATCCCATCTCCATCACCCTCAAGCAAGCCCCCATGCTCGTAATGATCTACAACTTCACTCCGCTGAGGGGAGGCCGCTGGATAGGGAGTGGCGCGAGCTATTTGTGACTGTGGGTACGCTGCGTTAGGGTCTATGGGCTGGGTATGAATAAAGCCGCCGTTAGCAAAGCGATCTTTCAGCGCAGCGAGGCCACCTGACCGTTGGTAGTCTTCAAGAAACCACTCAGGGAACCGTATAGTTGCATCAGTGTTGGGAGGATGAATTTCTAGCGCACCGCCATCTGCATAGCCCGGAGAGTTGTATAATCCCTGAGTCAACTGTGCTAACTTGGCTGCTTCTTGCTGGCGTTTCTGCTGTAGTTGCTGTTCTTGCTCGCTCATGTAGTCGCTGAGCGCCATGTTACTGCCAATACCAGAGCCAAGTGTAAATGCAGGCAGTGCCCCCTTGCCTGCTATATCAAAGTATTTTTCTAAGTCTACATCAGAAGAAGCGGGTGCAGCTTCCGCAGGAGTGGAGGCAACGGCAGTGGGTGCCGTTACTTCAGAAGGCATTTCGCCAATAGGTTTATTGAACGCTTCTGCTATGGGGCTAGATGCGTTTTGCCCTGCTAACTGCTGATTGGATACGCCAAAGGCTTGAGGCTTTGCTAACTGTTCTGGAGTCACACCAAACCCAGTATTTGCCACACCCTGCTGCGTCATGGGGTTGCCCAGCGCACCCTGTATATCTTTGGACTTGTATGCACCCCAGCCGCCACTTAGCAAACCTGTAGCCGCACCGCCCGCTGCGCCTGCCTGCCCTCCAGTAAGAGCGCCAAGACCCGCACCAAGAGCTGCACCAGACAAAGCACCAAGAGTCCCACTGCCTATATCTCCCAGCAGCTTGAGCGTATCCGGTTTCAAATCCAGCCCACTTAGCCCAGAAGCAATCATGTCCCCCGTGCCTTCCTTAACAAACGAGGATAGTGCAGGTGCTCCTACAGCGGTGATTCCTTGGCTAAAAAGATTTTCAAGTCCGTACATGATTGCCTCTAAGGTACAATGTTCAAAACGCCCGCGTTATTCCAGATAGAGCCAGAAGGCAGCCCTGCGGCAGAAGTAGGTAAATTAGTCAAAGTCAGGGTCGCCCCGCGCATCTGCCCCGGATTCGCCTGTTGCTGGATTATGTAATTGAGCTGGCGAACGAGGCTGTTAAAATACTGCGTGTCATATTCTAAAGGAGGCAGAGGGAGGACTGAGTTGGGTACGTTGTTGTTATTAGCCATTTTATCTACCTGCGGCCATCAGCCTTAATGTCTAATCGAGGAACACCTAACTGCCAGCGAACGCCTAAGCCATCACTTTCTATGCGGAAGGAAGCCTGCCTGCCTCTCAGTCTGAGCCACGTATCAGGAGTGTACTCGTATACCTGAATGGTAACTTCAGAGCCGTCCACAACGGCGTCATTCGACTGCATAAAATTAGCTTGGCCCGGATAGTTTCTCACTGATAACGTAACATCAGCAACAGGAGCAGTGGTATCAGACCCAATAAAATCTACGTCATGAATGATACGCTTGATGAATGAAAAGCTATCGCCCTCACCCAAGTCAAAGTCTGCACTACGAATATAAGCGTCGATAGCAACCGCCGGAATATCAAAGCCATCATCAGCTCCTAACTCGTGGAACAGCACTTTCCCACTCGCCGTAACACCCGCTGCCGCTACAGGGTATTTGAACAGAGTGGAGTTCATCCAAGCCGTGCGCTGTTGCGCTGCATCCCAAGAGCCGTAGTACCAGAGTTTTTCTAAGTAGTTATAGACAACATACCTATCATTGACCAATGACTCAGCGGAGGGGTAGTGCCACCACACTTCGTTGTAGCGCTCGTTTGTGCCTGCGTACACCATGTCTAGCTGCTCGGCGTTTATATCTGAAAAGACATACTGATACAAAGAGCACGGGAGAGAATCCACTCTTCCTGTGTATACATAGAATTTGTTTACCCCCATCCAGAAAGTCATACCTGCTGCACTAGCCTTGGCATTGGGGGACGCGATGCTTATTGATGCTGAGATAACATTGAACCCAAAGACATACGGAGCACCCAGATAGCGCATAGAGTACAGAGCAGCGTCAGACCAAAGCAAATACTCTTGGCGCGTTTTCTCCGCTGTTATGAGGCGGCTACCTATGGACAGCAGTTGATTGCCCGCAGTGTTTGTGATGTCAGATGGATTCCATATCAAAGGATTTTCTTGCGAGCACCAGCTAACCATCATGGGCTGCTGAGCAGTGTTTGTACTAACAACAGTACCCGTAGTGCCTGCTACCGTAGACCCTGACAAGATAGCGGTAAAGCTAACCCCGATGGTATTAGATGCTGCTCCAAGAGGGATAAAATTTGTGTTACCAACTTCTGCTATGGTGTAATTTGTGTCAATAACAATAGTCTCAGCTAAAACCGGAATCGTTACATTAGCCCCTAGCGCAACAATATGCCGCTCCTCGGTGACAAAAGCCCAAGACGCTATAGAAGGAGCGCATAGGTCAGCACCCGGTAGGAACCTTACATTTACCCCCGCCCCAGTCACTACCCCATTTGAGTCCAGATTGACAGAAGCATCCCAATAGTAAATCGGCAGGTTGGCTGGGTTGTAAACGAGGTCTTCCCCGAAGTTGTCCCCACTCCACGTACGCAGCCTAGTGACCGTAACCGTAGGAGAGTAAGTGCTAGGAGACGGCGTGCCCCACCCATGCCCTGTACCCCAGTGTCCAACACCCCAGCCAGCGGCGTACTCATTTATGGGCAGGCCGGGAGTTAGCCCCGAAGGAGTAATATCATAAAAGTTTTCGCGCACCCAAATGTAGAAATTGGTGTGAGTGCCTACGCCCAGCAAGTAGTACCCTGAGAGAGAAGTCCATTCGTTTAGATGGCGGCAAATACCTAAATACTCTTCGTCACCTTGCCATGCCCAGCCCCCTAGCTTTTCCGGTGCCCCAGAGCGAAAGCGCACTTTGTCGCACTCGTACCACCCGCCTTCATTGGCGTAGTTGGTGGATTCTCTGGAGATACCGGGTCTAAATTGGACTTTTTGTAAGGGCACGTGGATTCCTATTCAGCTTTCAAAAGTATGCAGCCGCGTTATTTGGCTACCCATCCAGTGTCGCCTACCCCTGTCTCTTTAACAAATAAAGTAGAACCAGCACCACCATTCGTCCTTGTATACAAAGACCCCACAGGCGCAGCCACTACTCCTTCAGGAGAGCCGAAACCGGAAGTCCATATAACAGTACCAGAAGAACCCGGATAAAAGTTAGCGCTATAGACATTATTGATATAGGCATTAGCCCACCTCAGAGAAGTAGTGCCAAAGCCTTGCACGTTATTAGCACCGGGGCGTAAATTACCATCTGAAGATATAGTAAGACGAGTAGTCCTATCAGCTACATCCGTGCTGCATCTAAAACGAATTGCCGTCGGTACAAACGCCGCTGCTACGCCATCTTGAAGAAAATCTATACGAGCGCCGGGGACAAATCCCGTACCATTATCGCCATTAGCGTCTATTGCGCCTATAGAATCGTTTAAGACGGTTGCGATTGGTGTATCTCCGGGGACTGCGGTGCGCGTTTTACCGAAGCGGATTGTCCCGCTTGCCGCATCATCAGCATATTGGGCGATACCAAAAGTCGTAGTTTCATTGGTGCCCCCCACCATTTTTAGAGCGGGGTTAAGTGAGCCAATGCTAGCGTACAAGCCATTATAACCGCCGTTTACATCAACAAATGATGATTGTGCAACAATAGTACGATTAGGCGTTGTGGTTGCGTTAAAGCGAATGGTATTGCTATTAGGGTCAATCCCAAAGTAAATCTGCGTGCCATTGAGAGTTACAACAGGCTCCATCACAGAAATATCACCAATATCTGGAGTGGTGCACCCAACGCCAATGTAGCACGTTGTAATATCGAAAGACGCTGGAACAACAGCTTTCAGCACAGATGGTCGATAATCAGCGTTGTTAGCTATAATCATTTCTGGCTTTCCGCCAGAAGCACTCCCGATGGAACCATAGTTAATCCACTGCCGACCTTGGCCGGAGTTAGCTTTGGCTTTACATGAAAATTCTATTTCATCCCCACCTTGCACGTTAATCGTCAGATACAATGATTGATTAGTGCTTGTGGAGCCGTCAATTATGTTTAGAACTCCAGAAGAGTCTATGGTGTATGACCCGCCTGACCCTTGTAACTGCCATTGCGTCCATACATTTGCTGCTGCTATAGCCATTAAATAATACTCCCCAGATAGTAATTAGACATAATTCGATTTATACCTAAGTCCATAAGTTGCTTGGCAATATACGGGCTGTCTACAGTCCAAACTGTTAACTTAATGTTAGCTGCGCTTGTTGATGACACCCAAGTAATACTGGGATTCGCTAGTACAGTGCTATAACTACAGGCAAGTTCTACTGGGCCACCGAGAGCAATTAACTGAGCGATAACAGTGTCCAACTGTGCCTGCGTTGTTGGTGTATAAAGATAGGCTAAGCTAACAGTAGCGTCTAAATTTCTAACGTACTGTAGATCAGAAAAATTGAAAGACTGCCAGCACGTAATCGGTTGGCAGTTGTTGTTATTCATACTATCCAGCATAAGCTGGATATTGCTCTGGGTTTTATACCCTTTGATTTCAGGCATTGCAAGCGCGTTACGCGCCCGACATAGTGCGAAGTATTCGTCTAGTGTAGGGATGTAGCTGTCACTAAACTTTGCGTTAAAGAATGATCCAGCATCCAGCCCGCGCATGTAGCTATAGTAATTCAATGCTGCGACTGCGCCTGTGCCATTGGTAGTACGATCCACAGTAGAGTCGTGGATGATTACAGGTACGTTGTCTAAGCTGATCTGCACATCACACTCGATTATTTTACTGCCCAGTGCGATACCATTCGCAAAAGAAGACATCGTGTCTTCAGGAGCCATACCCGCACCGCCACGGTGTGCTATCCACGTCATAGTCTGTGACTCAACGTAGTTGGCATAGCTGCCGTAGTCCTGTTGAGCGTAAGCAGCGTTAATTCCAGTCGTGCTTATTTGCAGCCCCGTAGCTACATTGTCCCCATCATAAACAGTTTTAAGCTGGGAGGTAACACCGCCCGGCACTTGAAGAATATCCCCAGAGTTTACGAGTCCGACCTGAACCTGCGTGGTGCTTACTTTTAGCTGAGTGCTTGCACCGTTACCATCCTGCACCGTTTGCAGGGCAGAAGTAACTCCTCCGGGGACTTGGAGTAAACCGTTGAAGGTTTGGTTTATTTGCTGGTTGGATAGATTTGACATAGCTTAACCCAATGGTGCCTGTTCAGGCTCGCTGGCCGCCATCCACGGCAGGTCGATTGACTTAGGTTGTGGGGCACGCTGTCTTTCAATCTGTTCTATAACGCGGTCTTCAAACTCCGTAACGCGACTACCTAGAGCCTTCTTTACCCATGCGGCAGCCTGCTCCTTCGTTACTTGCTCGATAGGCGTGAACGTAGCTGGATCGGTACTAGCGAAAGACACATCACTCTGCGTAAACCCTTTTAGGTCTCCATCTGATCCTTCGACATCGAAACATGCCTGAACAGCTACATTTTCAAGGCCGTCTTTGTGTATTACTTCAAGACGGGTAACGATCCATTCGATTGATATTGCCATTTGTGTTTCCTCTAAATTACATCGCTACAGTGCGAGAAGTTTCGATCATAGTGGTACCATCTGATACGAAGTTTACAACGAAAGTCTTAGCCGTGACAGTGCCAGTAGCCAGTGTGCCCGTTGTTAAGAACCCCGTACCGAAGGTAATGGTGTAAGATGTCGTGCCGCTCGTCACGATGATAATGGAAGATTCAGCACCTGCCGGAGCTACAGTAGTAGTATAAGTTGCCGTTGCGTTTGGCGTTACTTTGACCACATTATAAGAACCAAGCATCATTGCGGTCGTACCTGCTGAATGGGCGAAATACCCGCCAGCTACAGTACCATTGCTTTTAATCGGGCCTTGGAAAAAGTTGTCAGCAGTGCCAGCAGCGTAAAAGTTGTAGCGGCCTGAAGCGGTAGCTATATTCGAGTAGAAGCCGTAATTGGTAGTACCTGATACCAACGATGAGTCAGCATAAAAGCCCTGCATTACAGATATTGTTGAAGAAGCGCCCAGTGTCTGTAATGCGGAAGAAAAACCTCTGAATGTGGTAAGTGCTGTACTCGCAGCAGTGCTTGGGAAATTAAAGACGCCGTTATATGTTCCTGTTACGGTACTAGGAATAGTACCTTGGATATTAGCTACTGTGCATGCGGCAACTGAGTCTGTAGGGTATGTTCCTCTTAAGGAAAGTAAAGCGGCGGTGCTGATCGTGCCGTTAATGCCTACGCGCCCCGCGTTATCAATCCTCATCCGTTCTGTAGGGGAGGAAGCGCCATCCGCTGTAGTGCTGAACACCAACCTTCCGGGCATATCGTTAGTGCCGGGGGTGCCGTCTACTTCCGCTATGATAGCCGCTCCCCTTGTGTAAGATGACCCGTCCGCACCTGCAAACACTAATTGCCCAAGAATATCAGCGTTCTGGACTATTGTGTTAGCGCCGATTGTACCTGAACGGGACTTGTTAAGATAAATAATTGACCCATTCGGGTTACTTAGGAACGCATAATTGTGTTGTGTTGCTTCGCCAGTATTTGTTGCTACCTGTAACTTTCCTGTATCCGAAAATGCTCCCGCAATAGATGTAGCTGTTCCAATCAAAACATCGCCAGTCGCTTCAACAACGAACGGGCTGCTATCAGGATTAGTGTCATCCTCTACCACCAGAGCATTGCCCGAACCAGTCTGCGTGATTCGTAAGGCATTAGAGCTAGAAGACCCAGATATAACCACACCGGGCTGAACTGTTCCGTTGATAGTCACAGTATCTGCTGACGCATCGCCTAGTATGGTATTGCCTGATACAGTGAGGTTCGTAATAGCTGCGCTGGCCTGCTCAGTGGTAGCTTCATAGAAGTCCGTACCATTGCAGTAAACAAATTTAGCTTTACCAGCAGAAACTGGAACACCCGTGCCTGCGGCTGTTTTTACAGTAACAGTAGCATTTGATCCGTTAGCTACTACATATACCTTGCTAACACTGGGGGCAGTGACAGTTCGAGCAGTGCCCGGAGTACCTGTAATTCCCAAAATCATCTGACGAGCTTGGTCAGTAGCGCCATTGGCAACCGACAGGGGTACATCTCCTGCGGTTACATTTATAGCAGCTTGACCAGCAATCGACTGCTCAATCAGCGTACCAAGGTTGGTATTGGTCGTAGTACCCCATGTGTTGTTCTGTTCGCCGTAACCGATGAGTTCAATGCGAAGATTGGGGGAATAAGTAGACGCCATTTATTTTTCCTCTTTGGTTACGAAAGCTATCACACTAGCGACAGCTACAGCTAACTCGGTTATATTTTGCGTAAGTTCAGGGTTGAAGTGAACATCTAAGGCGGCCAAAAGGCCCAGCACGGCATACCATGTAGATTTCTCTCGTAGTCTATCTAGCAGCCAACTTGCTAAAGGGTTTAATTTCATCTCGGTATCTGCCAATGCGGGCCATCTTTGAATTTTCGCCAATCACCGCCCCAAGTGATGTCTACACCCAACTCTTTAGCTGCTTGTTTAATAGCAGGGGCTAACTGATGGTAATACTTCCAATCCCAACTAGCTTGCCCATCTACGAGTGGCGCTATGTCTACTGCATGGCCTGTGAGATGGTAGGAGTTCATGGTTTGGGATGCACCTTTGGCTACCAGATAGTGCTGGCGTTCTTTCGTCCGTAAGCCCTCAATTACTACGAAATCAATAGGTGTGATCTCAATAGCGCGTTTGACGACTTTCACCAAGTCAGGGTGCACCCCTTCAAGGCGTTTCAAGGACTTAGAACTTAAGCCAAAGGCCATCTCGTTACTCCTTACGCTTCGCTTTCGTCAGACTTTACCTGCTCTTCAGCCTGCTCCTTGATCTTTATGACCAGAGGAAACGCCCCTGACTTGGTAGGTAGATCACCCAACACAGCCAGAATAGCGTTGACTTCATCGACGGTAAGGAACAGAGATATTTCTTTCATTGTGCGGCCTTTTATGCTCGTTAGTTAAGTATCAGAAGCGCCGTAGTGCTAGTTGCGTTGGGGAAGCTCACTGTAAAAGTGCTGCTAGTAGACAGATAGGTTCCACCAAAATTGAGCACGAGGACAGCAGGCTTTCCGACAGCAGAGTCATTATAAATCAAAGCACCTGCGGCGGAGAACGACGCGCCCATCCATGAAACATCAGAAAAATCAACAAAGCTAACGGTTCCTGATGCTGTAATAGACTGACCTGTTAACGTCTTTCCGCCTGTAGTATATCCGCTTCCGTTGGGAACTTCACCTGTAGTTCCGGTATAGCTCACTGTAGCCGAGTCAAGATTAGCCATAGACGAGTACAGGGCAATTTTGAAAGTGCTTCCGCCAGAAGCGAAGTCATGCACCCCGCTCAGCAGTTCACTTTTGAATGTAGATACGACAGTCTGGTAAATAGCCATTACGTCACCATATCCCTAACTTGCCCTCTGCGGTATGTATCGCCACGATCTTTGCCATCGACTAGCTGTTTCAGTTCTGCCAGAGCTTCTTGGAATTTAGCCTGATAGGTCTGGATCAAATCCGCTTCCCCTTTCAGGTAAATATAGGCTTCTGTTATAGACCCCCAGAGAAGTACGTTCGAGAAGTTCTCTCCCAGCCAGCTAGTTCCTGCGGTTACAATGCTCTGCGGGTAAGCGTAGTAATTCAAGACCAAGGAGTAGGCACTGTTTGGGATTGGCCCAAGAATCATCTGAGATGCGTTGTTCAGCGCATAGGCAACGGGGAGACCGCGAGCGGTCTGGTATGGATAGGCTTCAGTGATGTAGTTAACATCCTTGTTCAGAAGGTACACGTAGCCTTCTGTGGGGCTAGACACTGCCAGAGAAAACATCGACAAAAATCCCGTAGGAAGCGTCAGATATTGGCTTCCAGCAGTGGCCGTAAGCGTAGCAGTTTGCCTAGACGCAGGCAGTTGCACCGCATTGTTAACAATGACCTCTGTGTTTTGGACAAAGTTAGGTATGTTAGCAATAAAACTTGTCTCATTGACCTGAGTGTATTGCTGAATAGCGGTGGACAACTGCGCGTATGTTAAGCTCATCT